ACAATACGTTTAAAAACATACGTAACCACTAGGTTAGTAGAAGAATCCGACGGGGAAAAGGCCGCTGATCGCTTAAGAGCACTAGAATCCCTAGGCCGCCTCACCCAGTTGGGTCTTTTTGCAGATAAATTAGAAATTAGTGTTAACCATAAAACCACAGATGAGCTAAAAACCGAGCTTGCTAAGAAATTATCTCGCTATATGGGTGTGGTAGAGGAAGTAAAACCAGAAGAAGTAAAGAAAAAATCTATAGTTGTTGACCTTGACGATGCGTTAGGCACGGTAAAGCTGGATAAAACACCGGAAAAGACCCAATTAGATGACTGAAGTCGTCTTAGACCCCATAGAAGTGTTAAGAGCGCTGCCAAAACAGGAGCGTGATGAGTTTTTAGCTAGTTTGCCTAAGGACGAAGCAGCAGAAGTTCTTGAAATCCTTGAAGAATTAGAAACTCGGGATGATCGAGAGGTAGTAAAAAGTAACTTTATGCAGTTCGTTGGACATGTTTGGCCTGACTTTATCCATGGGCGACATCATGAGAGAATGGCGGAAGCGTTCGAGGAGGTAGCTAATGGAACCTGTAAAAGACTTATTATCAACATGCCGCCCCGGCACACAAAGTCGGAGTTTGCATCGTATTTGTTACCGGCTTGGTTTCTGGGTAAGTTCCCCAATAAAAAGGTTATACAGACGTCTCACACTGCAGAGCTTGCTGTGGGCTTTGGACGTAAAGTTAGGAACTTGGTGGATAATCCGATGTATAAGCGACTTTTTCCTACCATTGAATTACAAAGCGACTCCAAAGCGGCAGGTCGTTGGAATACTAATTTTGGGGGTGATTACTTCGCTATTGGTGTGGGCGGTGCTGTTACTGGTAAAGGCGCTGATCTTCTCATCATTGACGATCCACACTCCGAACAGGAAGCTGCTCTCGCAGCATTTAACCCAGAAGTCTACGATAAAGTGTATGAGTGGTTTACCTCCGGTCCCCGTCAGCGTTTGCAGCCTGGTGGCGCTATCGTAATTGTTATGACTCGTTGGTCCTTGCGTGATTTGACGGCGCAGGTAATGAAGTCAGCAGCAAAACGTGGTGGAGATGAGTGGAAGGTTATTGAGTTCCCAGCTATTTTAGATTCGGGTAAACCCCTATGGCCTGAGTTCTGGAGTCTTAAAGAACTAGAAGCCTTACACACTGAATTGCCTAATAGTAAGTGGCAAGCCCAGTACATGCAGCAGCCTACAAGCGACAGTTCCGCTATTGTAAAACGGGAATGGTGGAAGATTTGGGAGCCTGAACACCCACCGCATTGCGAATACTTAATCCAGTCTTGGGATACAGCACATGAAAAAAAGACGGTCAATGACTTTTCGACTTGCACGACTTGGGGCGTTTTCTACAACGAAGAAGACCATAACTTACCCAACATCATACTTTTGGACTCATTTAAAGAACGCTTGGAATTCCCGCAACTCAAAGCAAAAGCGCTCGAACTTTATACCGAGTATGAACCGGACTCTCTTATTATTGAGAAAAAAGCGGCTGGAGCACCTCTCATACAGGAGCTGCGATATATGGGGATACCCGTTGGTGAATTCAGTCCGGGGAAGGGTCAGGACAAGATTTCGAGATTAAATTCAGTTGCAGATTTCTTTGCATCTGGTAAAGTATGGGCACCAGCTACACGCTGGGCTGAAGAGCTGATTGATGAAGTAGCTGCCTTTCCTTCGGGCGAACACGATGACTTAGTGGACTCGATGACTTTAGCGCTGATGCGTTTTAGGCAAGGTGGGTTTTTACGATTACCAAGTGATGAACCAGAAGAAATTAAATGGTTCAAGTCAAAACGTGGAGCGGGGTATTATAATGTTTAAAAAGCTTAAGCGGTGGTGGAAAGTTAAAAAACTTAACAGGTCTTTGCTAAGACAAGCAGAACTAGATAGAGATTTACCCCCGTACGGTTATGAGCGTGTATCTGATTGGATACAAAGTAATGAATTTGGCCTAACACAAAAAAATTTAAGTACGCATTGCGTTAGTCGGGTTGAAAAGAATACAGCCCAAAATATAACTAGGAATTTAACATGGCAATAGATAAAGGCTTATACCAAGCACCCCAAGGAATCGCAGAAACCGAAGGCCCAGATATTGAAATTGAGCTTCTTACGGACGACGGCGATATTGGTGAGACTGCTGATGGATTAGAGCATGAAGATATTGGTGATGATAAGTTTAATGAAAACCTTGCCGAGCATATTGACGACGGCACTTTGCAAAGTATTGCTAGTGAACTGATCGGTTTATTTGATGCAGACGTAGCTGCACGTAAAGATTGGGCGGATACATATGTCGAGGGTCTTAAACTACTTGGTCTTAAGTACGAAGAAACCACCGAACCGTGGGCAGGCGCATGTGGCATTTATCATCCGATGCTTGCAGAAGCAGTGGTCAAGTTCCAATCCGAGGCTATTATGGAGACCTTCCCTGCTATGGGTCCGGTCAAAGTTAAGATTAACGGTAAAGAAACCAAGGCTAAAAAGGAAGCATCCGCTCGTGTTACGGAAGACATGAATTATCGTTTGACCGAACAGATGACTGAGTATCGCCCAGAACATGAAAAACTTTTATGGAACTTGCCATTAGCCGGTTCAGCATTTAAAAAAGTCTACTTTGATCCAGCGTTAGGGCGTCAGGTAGCAATGTTTATACCCGCAGAAGATTTGGTAGTTCCTTATGGTGCTTCAAATTTAGATAATGCCGAGCGTATTGCTCACGTCATGCGCAAGACTAAAAACGATGTTAAGAAATTACAAGCCGCTGGGTTTTGGTGTGATGTTGATCTAGGTGAACCAACAAATATTCTTGATGATATTGAGAAACGTAAAGCTGAAGAACAAGGCTTTACAGCAACAACAGATAATAGATTCCGCTTGATAGAAATGCACGTCGACTATGACTTGCCTGGGCACGAAGATGAGGATGGAATTGCACTACCTTACATCATTACTATGGAAAAAAGCACCGGAACAGTGCTTTCGATCCGCCGCAACTGGTACGAGGGTGATACTCTGGCATTGAAACGTACACATTTTGTACACTACCAATACGTACCGGGGTTTGGATTTTATGGATATGGTCTTATACATCTCATCGGTGGCTATGCTCGTTCTGCTACTGCAATTATTCGCCAACTTGTCGACGCAGGGACACTCAGCAACTTACCGGGTGGTCTCAAATCGAGAGGTCTACGAGTTAAAGGCGACGACACTCCAATCAGTCCAGGAGAGTTCCGAGATGTAGACGTACCATCTGGCTCTATCAAAGATAACATCATGCTCCTGCCATACAAGGAGCCAAGCCAAACTTTGATGGCGTTGTTTAATCAAATCGTTGAGGAAGGTCGTTCATTTGTTTCCGCCGGAGACTTACAAGTATCTGATATGGGTGGTAATGCACCTGTTGGAACGACTTTGGCTATTTTGGAGCGCACACTCAAAGTAATGTCGGCTATTCAGGCCCGCCTGCATTTCTCAATGAAGCAAGAATTTAGTTTATTAAAAGTAATTATTGCTGACTATACAGACGAGGATTACGACTATGAACCTGAAGAAGGTAGCCGTGCAGCTAAAAAATCGGATTACGATGATGTGGAGGTTCTACCGGTTAGCGACCCTAATGCGAGCACGATGGCGCAGAAAATCGTACAATATCAAGCTGTGCTCCAGCTGGCTCAACAAGCTCCACAACTCTACAACATGCCGCTCCTTCATAGACAGATGATTGAAGTAATGGGTATTAAGAATGCTAATAAACTTGTCCCAATGGACGAAGACCAAAAGCCACTTGATCCAGTAACAGAAAACCAAAACATTCTGATGCTTAAACCAAGCAAAGCATTTATTGCTCAAAACCATCAAGCGCATATTACTGTTCATATGTCAGCTATGCAAGATCCAAAAATTGCGCAACTGCTACAAGGTAACCCAATGGCCCAGCAAATTCAGTCGGCTATGATGGCACATATTAATGAGCACTTAGGTTTTGAATACCGTGTACAGATTGAACAACAACTTGGCGCTACCCTACCAGCTCAAAAGGATGAAGATGGTGAAGACATTCATATGGACCCACAAGTAGAAGCTCAGTTAGCCCCATTACTTGCACAGGCTGCAACAAAACTATTACAAAACAACCAAGCTCAAATGGCCCAGTCTCAAGCTCAGCAGCAACAGCAAGACCCATTGGTACAGATGCAACAGCAAGAGCTGCAGTTAAAACAAAAGGCTCAACAAGCGCAAGAACAAAAAGATCAAGCTGAGATTCAGATCAAACAACAACAGCTTGTACTAGAAAAATTACGTATTGAAACCCAAGCCCAAACCACAATGAAAACGGCTGACTTAAATGCTATGTCTCAAGCAGCTAAGATTCATAGCGACCACCATGCTAAGCAAAAAGATCATCAGTTTGACGCTGTTAAAACCCTTGCTGACCATGAGCACGAGAAGCACTTAGAAATGCAGAACCACGCAGTTAATATGGCGCAAACCGTTATGGACCATGGACATACAGCCAATATGCAGGCTGAACAACTAAATGCCCAGAAGGAAGCCCAGAAAAATCAACCTAAAGCACCAGCTAAAAAGGAAACTAAGTGACTGAATACCAATACCTAGTTAAAGAACTCGAAGAGATGATTGAGACTAGAGCACAATCCGTTGCCGCAGGCAATTGCAAAGATGTAGAAGAGTACCGCAACACAACAGGGATTATCCGTGGTCTTGCCCTGGCTGTGGATTTTATTAAAGACCGTGAGCAAAAACTAAAGGACTCAGATGAGTGAACTGTTAATCAGTGATGCCTTAGGGAATGTAACTAAACTCCCAGAAAAGGTAGAAGAAAAAGCAACACAACTCCCAAAACCAGCCGGATATCATATTTTGTGTATGGTCCCTAAGGCAGACGGAGAGTATGAAAGTGGTATTGCAAAATCAGCCCAAACCCAACAATACGAGGAAGTTTTAACTCCAGTGCTGTTCGTAATGGATATTGGACCTGATGCTTACGCTGATAAAGAGCGTTTTCCCAGCGGCCCGCTGTGCAAAGTTGGTGACTTCGTATTGATTCGCCCTAGTTCTGGTTCAAGACTTAAGATTCACGGTCAAGAATTTAGAATTATTAACGATGATTCCGTAGAAGCCGTAGTTCAAGATCCCCGTGGAATAACACGAGCATAAGGAGTTTTACATGGCAACAGAAGAATTTGGAGCCGTAACTTTTGGTAAGGGCGGGGAAGTTATCCCGTTGAATGAAAGCAGTACATTCGAGTTCCCTGACGAAGTTGAGGCCAAAGAAGAAAAACAGACCAAGAAAGAACGAAAGGCTGAGGCGAAAGCTGGCGCTGCGGCAAAGGCGGCATCTGAGGTGGATATTGAAATTGTTGACGATACCCCCAAAGAAGACCAGAACCGTGAAAAGATGACGGCTGACCCACTAGTCCAAGATGAAGACGATGACCTACTTAGTTATGACAAGAAAGTTCAAAAGCGCATCAAAAAGCTAACTAAGGGATACCATGACATCCGCCGTGAGAAGGATGAAGCGGATAAGATGCGTGAAGAAGCTATTCGAGTAGCTAAATTCTTGGTTGAAGAAAACAAGCGCATTCAAGAAACCCTCCATGAAGGTAGTAAAAGCTACATTGAGCAAGGCAAAACCAGTGCAGAAGCTGAACTTACTATGGCTAAGAAAGCATATAAAGAAGCCTATGAAGCTGGAGATAGCGATGCGCTAGTAGATGCACAAATGGCGATTTCAGAAGCAACGTTAAAGCTAGATCGTGCTAGAAACTTACAGCCAATCCAGCCTAAGGAACAAGAAGTTTATATTCCTGAGCCAATCCAACAAGCCCCAGAACAAGATAAAAAACTAACCAAATGGTTAGATAAGAACCCTTGGTATGGCGGTGAAACTGGTCAAGAAGATGAAATGACTGGACTTGCTGTTATCGTTCACAACCGTCTTGCAAGAGAAAAAGGTGAAAAATATATCGGCACTGATGAGTATTATCAAAAAATCAGTGATACAATCCAGAAAAGATTCCCCGATTATTTCGGAGCCGACGACGAATCAGAAGATTTTGAAGTAGAAACAAAACCGGTTAAAACCCGTGCAAAGCCCGCTGCCAGTGTTGTAGCTCCCGCTACTCGCTCAGTTGCCCCAAGGAAAGTCCAATTAACGCCTACACAGGTACAGATTGCTAAGCGCTTAGGTGTGCCTCTAGAACTGTACGCAAAGCAGGTAGCCAAAGAAATGAATGGAGATAGATAATGGTTAAGAAAACAACCCGTGATGCAGAAGTACGTGAAACAGAAGCTCGCCCAATCGATAAATGGGCACCCCCGCAGCTCCTGCCAACAC